GGCAGTTGGGAAATGCACCGTTGTTTTCTACTGTCACGAAATTGCCTTTGGCGCCAGATTGAAAGCCTGACACAAGATTGAAAGCGATATTGCGAACGGGTTTGTTGCGATACACACCTTTGATAACACGAATTGCACTCATTGTTGGCTCCTTTGAAATGCGGTTGTTTACTGTTTATGTCTCTATTATAGCAAAAGATGGATTATTGGTCAACCGGGGCAAAAAGTTCTTGCCCTTGTTGCATAAAAACAACAAACGCTTCCATTGTGCGCTCACTGTACATCATGCGGCCATTTTGTTTGATGTCTTGCAAGGTTTCCAACAGGCCCATGCCCTGAAAATCTGCTTCTTTTTGTATTTGTTTGATTGCTGTGGTGATCTGCATTGTGGCTCCTTTTTGCTTTGTATGCCATTATTATAGCATTTTGGGGATTATTGGTCAACCGAAAAAGTAGTACTACCTAAGTATTACTTTTTGAACTGTTCAAAGAAGCGGGTGTTGATCTCGTCCATTTCCGCCTGCTCCACGTAGAAGTCGGTAGTGGGATCGTAGTACTGGCCCGCCTTGTTGTCATAATACAACACACGACCTGAGAAGTTGAACGGGCCTTCTAGTCCTGCACGAGCACTGTATTTGTTGCGCATGATGTCTATGGTGTCGACTACACGATATCCCATTGCAGACTCCTTTTTTGCTTGGTATGTCCGTATTATAGCAGTTTGGGAATTATCGGTCAAGTACTACCAAAGTATTACCGCCAAAAGTTTTGTATCACAGGATCATTTATTTCATGCGGCTTGGGACGTCCGTGGAATACCAATACACTGGCCTGGCTATTGAGCTTGGCACCACTGCCTGGGTTGATGGCTTTTCGTTGTTGGAAATTGTAACCACCGTCAGCCACTTCCCAGCGCCAACTTTGCACACGCGGTGTTTCAAAATATCTACGCCGATTGTGATCAATCACAACACCTAAGTAATCCTGATCACCTTGGTATTGGCGCACAACATTGTCAATGGGTATCTTGCAAAAATCTTGCCATATGTGTTCAAAATTTTTAGTGTTCCACCACATTATACTGCTGTTCATTCCTGTGAATGCTGATTTCTGTAGATATCTAAAGTCTTTTATGGTCCAAAAATAATCAGTGTGCAAGCACGGAATCCAAGACACATCATCAATGATGACTACATCTAGATCCATATACAACAGATTGCCTGAATAGTGCTCAGGATTGAACAACTGCATCTTGTACCACCATTCGCGTTTGGGTCCTGCAATGCCCGGCCATTCTTGCAGTGCATGTTTTATCATGTGATTGGGCACAGGTCTTGTGACTTCGGTGTACACATGAAAACGTATGCCGTTGGGCAAATTACGGCTCAGCATGTTGTAGAGTTTTTCCACATATTGCCAGTCGTATCCTGTGCCGTGTATCACACAAGCACAATCAGTTATGCTGTCAACAGTGCGGGCTCGATTCTTTTTAGCCATAGTCCTTCTCTTAGTTCTTCCACAGTGTATTCAGTGTGGCATATTTTTGCCAACCACAGTTCTCTATCTATTGTGTAAGGTTGTTCAATGTCAGGCATGCCCACTGCCACAGGATATGCCAAACTGCTGTGTGCCACAATGGGCCTGCATCCTGCAATACCTGCTTGTATGCCCGGTCCTGAATTGTGATTTACAACTGCATGACAGTTGAAGTGCATGTCAAAACTGTCGTAGGTGTGTGCTACAGGCCTTGCAACTTCCATTGTGGTTCCCGCAGGCAAGTATGACATACGTAGTGGGCTTCGTGGATGTGCTCGTATGCGTATGGGGCGGTCAGTTGAGTTGCGTAACAGTTGAACTTGCATCAACACCCATTCTTCCATGCTGCCTATGCCAGCAACTTGCAGGCTGTTCTTGTGCTGTGCGGCAATGATGATTTCTGGTCCAGGATTGACTTGAGTGGCCAAACTTATTTGCAATTTTCTAGGACGACCCCGATCCAGATTGTGCTCGTGTCCATAGTAGCCATCCCTGGTAACGTGGTTAACTGCCACTTTCCAAGTTTGTCCGCGATACAGCGCACCAATGTCTATCACAATCACTGGCTTTCCTTGACTGCGATAGTGTTCGTATACCCCTTGATTGGGCCGCATTCGACCATGCCATAACACTGACCAAATCACCGCGGCATCAGCAGTCATCGAATTCTCTTGTGTTTGTATACCCGCGGCTTGACAGCAATCCAAGAATGCACTCATCACTGGCTTGCTGTTTAATGCACACTGGGCAGGAAAATAGGCTATGCTTTTGATCACTGTAAATACGCTTATGAAATACACTGTAGTTACCACTTTCAACACCGACGGTTACAACAATTACGGTGCCAGAATGATTGAAACGTTTTTGGCCACGTGGCCCAACACAGTTGAACTGTTGGTGTATGCTGAAGATTGCGCAGTGCCAGCTCAAACCAGCAACCTGCAGGTAATTGATTTGCACACTGCCAGTCCTGAATTGGTAGCGTTCAAACAGCGTTATCATCTGGATCCCAGGGCCAATGGACAAAGTCCAGATCCCAAACGCCGTGATGCACACAAACCATTCAAATGGCATGCCATAAGATTCAGTCACAAAGTTTACAGCATCATGGCTGCTGCCAAAAAGACCAATGCAGATTGGTTGATATGGATGGATGCTGACATGGTGTGTCATACTGCCATAACTGAACAAGATCTTGACCGTATGTTGCCTGCGGATCGTGATTTGTGTTTTTTGGGTCGTGCAAACAAATTCAGCGAATGTGGACTGTATGGCATGAACTTGCGGTCCAGTGCCACACAAGATTTTTTACAAAAATTTCAACGCATGTACGACCAAGCCGAAACAGGAATTTTTACATTGATTGAATGGCATGACAGTTTTGTGTTTGATGCTGTGAGAAAACAATGTGATTTGAAAGAATTAGACTGGACCGGACACATGATCACTGGCGAAGGCCATCCCTTGGTCAACTGCGAATGGGGGCGTTGGCTGGATCATCTCAAAGGTGCAAGAAAAACCAGTGGGCAAAGCTGGGCCAAAGACTTTAAAATTCCCAGGTCTGAAAGTTACTGGCGCAACATCAAATGACCAACTGGATCTATCTCAGCAAAAAAGGCGAGGATGAGTACATGGATTTGTTGGCTCAGGGTGCCGGCACACAGCCCACTGAGTTGGAAACCTGGCAGTACGAATCCAGTACTGATCCTTTGGTGTTGCGTGGCATCATGAAACACAAGATCATCAAACAGTGTTGGCAAGACGGTCGCAGATTTAGATACATGGATTCGGGCTATCTAGGTAATCGTCCCAGTTATCGAAATCCACACGGTTGGAAACACTGGCATCGCATAGTGGACAACAACCTACAACACAACACTGTGCTGCCCAGGCCCAGTGATCGTTGGAATCGACTGGGCATTGAACTGCATGCTCGACGCCGTGGCAGCAAGATTCTAATTGTGGCACCAGATGACAAGCCTTGCAAATTTTACGACATTGAGTTGGAAACATGGTTGTCAGAAACCGCCGCTACTATCAAACAACACACTGATAGACCCATAGAAATTCGTGATCGGGCTCGCAGCCGCACCAGCCGTAAGACCAACACAGTGGAACATGCTTTGCAAGATGTGCATGCTGTGGTCACATTCAATTCCATAGCTGCCACTGAAAGTATAATTGCTGGCGTGCCTGTGTTTGTGCTGGCTCCGTGCAATGCTGCTCGTCCCATGGCCAATGTCAGTCTTGATCGCATAGACGACCCTTGGTTTCCTGATCACGGTGCTAGACTGGCCTGGGCACATCATCTAGCTTATGGACAGTTTCACATTGACGAGTTAAAAAACGGCACTGCTCTAAAGATATTGAAACAGACCGAAGAGCTGATGCCTGGCAAAATAGATCAATAAATAGGCAAGAAATAAAAATTCTTTAAGGAACAATATGTATCAAAGTCACGAATGGTGGTTTCCAGATGGAGAAACTCATTTCCCAAAAATGTTAGAAAAAAGTGTCAGCAAAGGGCTTCCCCCTGAGTATCAAGTAGCTGTGAGGCAGCTGAGTATGAAATTTTGCAAACAACATGGTCTAGCATTGGACATTGGTGCCAACGTTGGGCTGTGGTCACGGGACCTGTGCAAAGAGTTTGACACAGTGATAGCTGTGGAACCTGTCAAACAGTTTCGCGAATGCTTGACCCGCAATGTGCCTGACAAAAATCTCACTGTGGTCAATTGTGCGTTGGGAGCCGAAAGTTCTTGGATTGACATGGTAATTGAGAAGGACAACTCAGGTCACAGTCATGTTAACACACAAACTATGGGACAAGGACAAATACAAATGATGACCCTGGATGAGTACATGGAAACCATCGATCGTCCCAAAGTGGACTATGTAAAAATTGACTGCGAAGGTTACGAATATCAAATCATCCAAGGCGGCAAGCAAACACTAACCAGAGACCGTCCCATCATGGTGGTAGAAGACAAGAAACACAAGGATGTGGGGCATGTGTTTTATGACCGGGCCATAGCCACGCTGATATCTTGGGGGGCCAAAGAACTAGGGCGTGTGCGAGCCGATGTGATATTGGGATGGTCATGATAGATCCAGCATACCAATTACAACTTCGCGAATTGCATGGTCAAAATCGTTTTGATCGAGGTCGAAAAACCTATGGTATTGTAAAAGATTTTCTACGCACTTACCGGCCAGCCACTGTGTTGGATTTTGGTTGCAGTCAAGGTGGACTGATGTCAGTGATCAACCAAGAACATCCTGACATAAAAACCACTGGATATGATCCAGGTGTGCCTGAATATCAACACTGGACTGGGCAGTTGGTGGATGCGGTGATCAGCACAGATGCCATAGAACACATAGAACCTCAGCATCTCACAGAAACTTTGATCAAAATAAATTCAGTCATGCAGATGGGGGCTTGTTTTCGTATTGCTTGTTATCCAGCCAAAAAGTTCTTGCCTGATGGGCGCAATTGTCATCTCATTGTGCAGCATCCTGACTGGTGGAGACAACAACTGCTGACTCACATGCAGGTGTCAATTGCCAAAGAAACTGTAAGCGTGGTAGATGAACGTCACAAATGGTCGCATGTGGTGGGTCACAACTACGACGTGGTCTTGGTCAAAAAACCCTAATTATTTTTTTATAAACGGCAAGAATTTCTGGTAGATTCTACCAGTGCGGCCGTCTTCGTCACTCCAGTGTGCTGAAGACAAATCATACAACCACTGCTCGCGTTCAAACTGTTTGGGATTTTCTATGTTGTTGATGTCATGATTGGCCACTTGCCAACTCACACAACTTTGGTCATCCACAAACACAGGAATACCTTGTAACACCGCAGCCACGCTGGCGCTGCTGTTGAAAAATACAGCACTGTGAGCTCCTGAAAGATTGTTCAACAATGATGTGTTCACACAGTCTAGCACATGCACATTCATTTTTTGAAAATATTTGGTACGGCGAAATGGATCAAAATCTCCGGCTCGATAGTCCCCTGGATGTGGTCTTATGTAGATTGTTCTGTTGGACACTTGACGAATCTGTGAGATTTTTTCTGCCAGCCATGCCATGGGCTGCAGACTTTTCATTGCAAAGCCGCCATCACGTTGCATGCAAATCAACACATGGCCGTTTTTTGCACTGTTGTACGGCTGCATACTCACTCCCACTGCGGCACTGATTTCTTGCCATTTTTGTGGTGTGCTGTTGGCATTGGCATATTCAGCACGATCATAAAACGGTCCATCCAAACTGTATCTTAGATAGGTACCAGTATTGTCAAGATATTTCCAACACGAAGCATCAATACACAAAGTATGAAAACCTCTGCGTTGTTGTTCGGCAATTATCTGTTTGCGTAGAGTTATGTTGGGCCCGCCAGTGTTTGTAGTGGCCCATCCCAAGATCACCGCCAGCCGTGCAGGTCGATACTGTGTTTCCCATTCTGTGATCACAGTGTCGCCTGTGGCTGCCACACCTTGTGCAAAATTTTCCAGACAGGAAATTTTACGTGGATGTTTTCGTGGGTTAGCCACACTGCTTACGTAAACTGTGCAGTCAGTGGTCATTCAATATTCTCCAGGCAGTGCCATCTCTCATGTCTTGCTCAGTAAACTGACAATAGGCCAAATGAGCTGCCCATTCTTCAACTTCATCTAGAGTAGGTATGTTGAGATTTTCAATGGCCGACACCGATCGGCTGCACAAACTTTGTGCAGCATTGGGTCCTAGTGTTATGGCTGGTTTACCAAACAACAATGCTTCTGTGGCAGCAATGCTTGAAAATGTTATCAAACAATGTATGTCATCGCTCAAAGCCATTTCCATGGTATCTGTATTCACACGCACACTGCGACTTTGTTTGCGTCTCACAACAACTTCTCGATCAGTGTAGGCATTGATTTCGGCTTGAACTGATTCTAGCCAGGTGTCTAGATTGATGTCATAGAGATTCAGCAGCTTCTGGCTGGGAGGTGCCAACAAGATTTTGCTGCCGCGAGTGAATTTCTTAGGCTGCCACCCAGTGGCTGCCAGTCGGTCTCTGGGTCGAGATATAACCGGCCCAACGTTTTGAACGTCATTGCGTGTGATACGGTGATAGAGCTTTTTCTTGCCGTTGCCAAAATATCCAGTGTCGATGTAATAAAAATCTCGTCCTGCTTCACGGCATGCATTCATTTCTTTGCGTTTGGTTATGCCACGCAACACTGCTGGCATCGCTGCACTTTGGCTCTTGGCCCAGGTGGTAATTTGCCCGCCGCATCCTTGTACAAAACTTTGCAAAATAGGATCATACATGTGACCTTTCCTTTCATATCTATATTCACTGTCTATGGCATGTACAGTTTGAGTGTCTAATGCTTGTATTTTTTCAGTTAATACTTCCAAACTCAATCCATAATAGTCGCCTGCTGGGTCCACACGATATTTGATTAAATCTCTGAACAATTCTGCCAGTTCTGGTGGTACCATGTCCAGCTCATGCTGAGGCAGTGGTGCTAGTTGTTGTTCTATTTCTATTTCTAGTTCTGGTGCCACTACATCTAGTTCTTGTTCAGGCAGTGGGTTTTGTTCTTGTTCCATGTTATGTTCTTTGCTGACAGTAGTCAGTTAATAGTCTTTCCTTGTGCCAGTCTTCTGCAAAATCGCCTGCATTAGCAAACTCATGAAAGCAAGGTGTGCCCAAGGTATAGTGTACTAATTTTGCCAAGGGATTCCAATCGTACTCAACGTCCAGCCAATTCCATTCTGGGGGCAGTTCTCCGATGCGCTCATCTTCTAGCCAGGAGAATCTGTGAAGTTCCGCACCTGTTGACTTTTGCACAAACTCTGGTGTTAGTTTGCGGTTGGGAAAACTGTTGCAGTTCCATAATATCACACTGCTCCAGTTCTTGCGTGGATAGTCTTCGTTTTTGCTGCCAAGATACTTTTCAGCCATGCGTGTTTTGTAGTCGTGTTTGACCACCATGACATCGTTGAAAGGACTTTGTAGGTTCCATAGTTCTACAATATCGCCACGTAGGATCATGTCGCCGTCAATGAATATGGCCCAACCTCGATAGTCCATCAAGTGTGGCACAAGAAAGCGACTGTAGATAAACTGATTGCTGCCATCAGTGTGTGTTTCGTCGTAGTCCTTGAACAAGTTCAACGCCACAGGAATAATTGCCACCGGCTGACTGGCATGTCTGATGATTGAATTTACACATGTATGATATGCAATGGCTTCTCTAGGATCGTAACCCACAAACACAGGAATTGGTTTCATTTTTTACGTTCTATGTCATCTTCAACACAGCGGTCACCGTATTGTATTTCAATCAACTTCAAGGGTTGATCGGTTTCGTTGCACAGTTGATGCCACTCATTGACTTTGATAAATGTATGCTCATGCATGGTCAGTTGACACTTGACTTCTTGATCAGTTGATGCCTCATCCAAGGTGTACACTGTGGCTTGACCTTCAGCCACAAACCAAAACTCTGCACGACTGTCATGACGTTGCATGCTCAGGCATGTTTTAGGCATCACAGTGAGTTCTTTGAGTTTGGTGTTGGCACCGACTTCGTGCAACACACGATAGTATCCCCAGGCACGATCAGTCTTGGGCGTTTTCCATTCTGTAAGAATCCATGAACTAGAATTCATCTTGTTCTCGCCACCTACGCCAAAGCGGAAGTCCACATCGTCAAACACCATTTCGGGTATGTTGTCAGCAGTGCGGTCTCCGCCATTGGCAAAGATAAATTTGGTTCTGGGCACAGTGTAGTATGTACGAGCAACACGTATGGCGTCTATAGCAGTGTTATCTGCGTCGTCAAACTCAATCACGCGATCTACCATACGTAAGTTTTCAATAATGGCTCGGCGTTCGCTCATGGGCATGAATGGTCGCCCTTTTTTGCGTGTGAGCCAAGCGTCGGAATTGATGCCGACTACAAGTCTATCGCCTAGTGCGCGGGCTGCTTCAAAGTAGGCAATGTGCCCGGAATGTAGCGGGTCAAACCCGCCGGTGACAATTACTATTTTCATGCGGGTATTTAACTGACGTGGCTCACACACCACCAAAAAGCCACCCAGGCTTCAAAAAAGAACAGTAGTAGAAAGATTTCCATTTCTGCTAAATCTCGTCGCCAGCGCTCTTCATCTGTCATTTCAAGTTAGTTTTATTTCCACTGTGGCTCGTTTTTTGCCGCCAGCATGTGACAACACGTTGATAACTTCAAACCCATCTACACCTATAAAATTAGTTTTGGTGCCTTTGCATCGTATATCTAGTATAATGCGAGTGTTTTCGTGTGAATGTTTTTTCATTAGATCAATGTAGGTCTTTACAGGATAGTGATGTCCACAGCTCAGCCATGAAGTTATCACATCAAACTTTACATCTGAGGGTATGTTGATATCGTTGGCATCAACCAAGTGATAATTTTTTGTGCCAAGTTCTTGCAGTTTGGCATCTAAAAAGTCAAAAGTGTGATAAAAATACAAATCATCTGGCGTTGTATTCCACTTGCCGTAGGAGGCTGTGTTGGACTTGTCAACGTTGTGTTTTTGATTACCATCCAACAGCCATAACTCTGTGTCGTATTTTTCCCCAAACCAACGTGATTCATGAGCAAATCCGCAACCAATATCCAACAACTTGCCAATGGGTTGAGACAAGTAAGAATCAACCAACTCAAAGTTGGTTCTCTTTTTGGCAGTGTATCTTTCTGTGGTCCATTTCCCGGACCATTGTGCAGAGTCGTGTGCGCCTTTGTCTGGATTGTCTATGTAGTTGTTTAAGGGATCTTTTGTTTGAGTCATAATATATTTAGTTTATCAAACTGTGATATCTTCCATGCCTGCTGTGCGCAAGCGTACCACGTGACCCATTTGCCACTGCTTGGTATCCAGGCCCTTCATGATACCCAGCCAACGATTACGTAGCAGTGCCACTTCGTTGATGATGGTTTCAAAGTCCACAACTTCTTCTTCACCGTCCACGTACTTTTCAGCGTCGCGTGCGGTCAAGGCACGAGCATACCCTTCAAGATACTTCTTGAAATGTCGAGTGCGTATCTTTCTCAATTGAATGTTGAGAAAGTTCAACACAGCTTCAATCTCTTGTAGCTGGTTGAACCTGTGCTCAGTTATGCCTGGCAAGGCTGTGATGTTCTTTTCTACCAGGCCGCCAATTTTGCAGTCACGCTTGGCATCTGTGAGTTCTGACTCAAAGTGTGCAATGAAGTCAGGTATGTTGCCAAGGTCGGCGACTACTTTACTGTACCACATGTTCTAACCCTAACCAATCCAAAAAAGATTTAGGAAATATATTGTAACTTATATTTGTTCTACGACTTGTAAATTCTTGTAAGAACACAGCTAAGTCTTGTCGACACTGCTCTTCAGGTTCAGCATCAATAGATTGTAAAATTTGTTCTTGCCAGTCTGTGGGCAACGCTGTTACTGTGTCACGTATGTGTTGTTTACTTGTTGGATCTAGCATATGAATAGCCATCATCCTGGGCTGAAAGGCAAATGCCAATACTTTGATATGTTTGTGAAATTTTTTATAAAAATTTACAAAATCAAAGATAGTTAAATTTGTAATTGTTGCATGAACTATAAAATCAATTTTTTTATCAACAAGTAAATCTATTTTAGCAAGATACTCTTCCCACACAATACCGTAACGATTGAATTCTAAAAATTTTTCTGTATTTTCTCCACTTAAGATTAAACACAAATTTGGTATTGCCTGCAACAATGGTATCAGTCGATCAAATCGAGACGCACTGAGTCCTAATCCTGTATAGATGTAAACTTTAGCATCAGGTTGTAGTTTTAAATCAGCTAAATTTTTTATTAGTTGATTGTCAAGCAACGGCTCACCGCCCGTGACAATTAATTCTTTCAATGTTGGAGCTGCCAATTTTACTTCGTTGAGTAAAGTTTGATAATGGTCAGTTGCTTTCAGATCTTTTTGTCCAACATTTAACAAAACTTGATCTAAGGGAGTTAATCGATATCTGTCAGAATCGGTCTGTAAAGGATAAAAACCATTGTTGTTCAGGTCTCTGCGCCAGGCACTGGAGTATTCCTTGCAGCAATAACTACAAGTCAAATTACAATCACCGCCAATGGTTAAGTCAATTATTTCAGGTTGAGTAATAGGGTCAAGATGCGTTTTAGCCAGGCCATTTTGAGAAAGCCTGGGACTCATCGAACCACGATCTTCAGCAAACCAACAATTTTGTTCACAACTTGAATTACGTTCATTGGCCAACATCTGCTTGCGTTCATGAACGTTGATGTCATCGTTAAACAGTTGTCCAGGATTTTTTCCTAACCAGTTAAAATCCACTTTATGAGGACGGGATGCATGACAATTAAGAACTTGCTTAGATTCTAAATCAATTTTTAAGAATTTAAATTTGTACGAACAATAGTAATCACGGTCAACAGACATCAGTAGTCATCTTCTTTGTTGTAGTTGTCCTCATCATCAAACTCTTCTTCCTCTTCTTCTACATAGTCCTTGTCGTTGTCCAAATATGCAGTCAAGGCTTTCTTGATGTCTGAATCACCTTTGAAGGCATCTCGTATTTCATCTACATCGTGGTCATGATCAATCAGGATAGACACAATGCTTTCAGCAGCATCTATACGATCCACCACGTTGACATATCTTTTTAGTTCGCCCCAAATTTCGCTTGCTACTTCTGCTGACATTTTATTCCTCCGTTGCGTCGGCTGTACTTACCTCAGTTTTGATGTTCTTGAAGTCGATCATGACCTTGTCCAAGCAACCATCATCGTTCTTTTCCCAGGCTTTGCGAAACTTCTTGATAATTTCGCCTTCACTAGTAGTAAACACCAAACTGTTGCCTTCACGCTTGAGCATCTCTTTTTTCTCAATCAAGTCAACAAGACCACTGTAAGGACTCATGCCTGTTGTGTATGGAATCTTGACTTGCACACCTTCAAACGGTTTGGCATAACGTGTTTTCATAACTTTACAGCCGGCACGAATACCATTGACGTCTGAAACTTTGTTGCCGTCTTCGTCCTCTTTCAGCTTCATCTTCTTCATGGCCACCACAATTGAACTGGCGTAGATGAAACCTTGACCGCCGGAGATTTTATCATCAGGGTCAAACATGTCCTGACTTGCATATGTGTGGTTGGTACAAACCAAGCCTACATTGTAACTACCAAACATGTTCACACAGTTACGCACCAAGGCAGTGAGAGCTTTGGGTTTACGACCCAGGTCGCCCTTCATTTCTCCTGCATCAAACTGGTTCACGTCTGTGGGAGTCAACAACATGCCCAGTGAGTCAATCACAAACATGACCTTGGGACGCTCGCCTTCGGGCAGGGCTTTGTAGTCGCTCATGAATGTACTAATAGTCTTGGCAACATCATCAATCATGGCCATACTCAACTTGAGCAGTTTACTTTCGCTGGTGTCCACACCCAAGGCTTTGAGCCAGTCTTCGTCTAGTGCGTTTTCACTGTCAATCAACACCACAAAGATAC